GGATGAAAGCTCCCCAGCCGTGAAGCTCGGTATGCTTAAAAGTTGTTTTGGCATAATTACAATCTACTGTTTAAGAAATCTTCTGTTATTACTTGATCTGTATTACCTAATGTTGGATCTGTGTTATATCCTTCACTAGCGTCTGTATGTCTTGCTTCTGATAATTTTAAACCATATTTTTCTGTCATAAGTTTTGTAACTTGTAAATTAGAAGTGATTGCGTAAGAAATATCTGAAGCTATACCCGCAGATATAGTTTCTCTTAACAAAACATCTAATTCATTGACATCGGTAATTTGTGCTGAATAAATTAAAAAAACTTTATCTTCATTTATTAATAATTTTCTACCTTCAATTTTATAATCTGAAGCATAATCTCTAATCTGTAATACTCTTAAACAATCAGCGGGTAATGTGTATTGAAAACTAAAACCCCACGCTGGAGTATCTGTATCTTTAGCTAATTGAACTCTTTTAATTAAACAATTCCAAGGATGAGATCTAAAAACAGCGTCTCTAATTGTTTCATATCTTTCATTACAAAGTCTAGCATTTTTTGAATTTTCTGTAAGAGCTGTAATTGAACTTGCTCCTAATTGATTTAATGCTGAATTACAAATTTGAACTACTGATGCCATTTATTATGCCTTTGCTGTTTTAGCAGAACGTCTAAAGTTAGCTGCTGTTGGAGATCCTTTTGATCCTACTTTTCTCATTTTTTCGTTACTACCCGCAGCGATACGTTTACGTTTAGCGTGAATGTTAGCGTATAATCCAGTTTTAGCCATGGTGTCTCCTATTTTTTAATTATATATTTTCTTCGTAATTTTCTTGGTGTTACTAAAGCAAAAATTTCCGCTTCAGTTTGTTCTAATTTTTTATCAAAACCAAAATGGTTTTTTGTATCGGTTTTAAATCTGTCAACCAAAACGTATCTGTAAATATAATTTCCACTCTGTAAATGAGTAATGGTTTTGGGTTTTTCTGTTTTCTTTATCATGCACTCTAGGGGGATTAAGTCTCCCGCTTCCCCCTAAAATTTTATTTATTAATTAACTGCGTAACTAATATTCCATGAAAGCGTACCAGCAGTTCCACCAGTTGCTGCGAAAGTTATAGAAACATATAACAATCCTCCTGGATCTGAACTTAAACCAGCAATTTCCCACAGCTTTTGTCCAACTGTGTTAATTGTAGCTACTTCATTTCTAACGTCGGTCATTGCTGCAGCATCAGCTACAGCTGTTGCAAAACAATCTTCGTCTGCAACTGTGCCATCGTAATTGTGAACACCAACATTCATTGTGCAAGAACCACCAAAAGTATCTGATCCAACAAAAAGTTGAGAGATCGTTGCTTTACTTGAGATAGGTGCTAACAAAACAACATCGTTGTCTGTGCTATCGCCAGCAGCTAATTCAGCAGTTCCAGCAGCTACTCTTAAAACGCCATGTAATTCGGCAGCGTCATTAAGAACTTGCGGGGAAGCTAAAGTGTTTGCTACGATACCCGTATTTCTTGTAGTCATTTATTTTCTCCTATTATTATTATTATTCGTGACAAGGGATTTGAAAAACCTTTTTTTCTTCCATTCTTACTGCGCCTAAAGACATAGCGTAGTAAACTTGAGTAGAATAAGATTTGTCAGCTCTTTCAGTAATGTTTGCTTTAATGTCACTTCCGATACCTAATTTAATAGCATCTTCTGTGTAAGCAAAAATTAATCTGTCATCGCCATTAGTTGCATCAAACTTTAATCTGTTAGAAACAATAAACTCAAATCCCAAGAAAGATGAAACATCCCCTTGTGCAAGAGCTTTAACAGTATTGAAATCCGAAGAAGTCACACTTGTTATAGCTAATAGATCTGCGATTTGTTGTGGCGAACAAACGATGAACCTTTTTAAAGAAGGATCAACATCGTTTAGATCAAGGTTTTTCTTCGCACCTAAAAGTTTTGCTACAGTTAAACCATCTGATTGATCTGATGTTGCAAACTTTTGAGTTGAAGGTAACGCTACTCCAGTTGCGCCAGCTACACCAGTTGAAGCTGATGCGTTTAAAGCTGCGATGATAACATCATCGAGACTTCTATTCATAGCTGCTGCTGCTGCTTTTGCGTAACTTGAAGTTGGATCAACCAACATTCTAACTTTATCCGTATCGTCAACTAAATCAGCCCACTCGTAGTCTGATAAACTTAATCTTCTTCTGCTGTGCGGAGTATCAATTTGAGGTGTGTCTCCATGTCTGCTCGTTCTTAATTGAGCTGAAGTTACGCCTACTTGGTCAAAAAATGCGTTTTTGCCATTGATAGTTTCCACGTCAACAGAACCTCTTAATTTACTTCCCATTTGTTGAGAAAGCATAGTTACGTTTGAACTATATTGCTCTACAAAAGAAGTAGTTATATTTGAACTCATAATAAGTTCTCCTTTGGGTTATGTTAATGTTTATGTTAAAACGGCTGATTATCCTTGCGGGTCGAAACCTAGCTTTTACATCTTGTAGATGTTAGTCTTTCCTAATGTCTTTTGGGGTCTATCGATTATCCCAATATTTGAGCTATACTTGATTTTTCTTTTCTCGTAAAGCCAAAACTTCTTCTACTGCAAGTTTGTGATTAGGATGACTTTTATCCCAATACGCTGAACCTGGCATAGTTAATTCTCCAATTTCTTTTTCAAGTTGAGCTGGTGTTTGGAAAGTTGGCCCAGAGGATTGAGTAATATTATCCTCTCCCATTTTTCCCGCTAACTCTGCAAACGCTTTTATCATAATTGGATTGTCTCCAAGTTTAGTTCCATCTGCCATATTAGTATTAAACAATTCACTTGCGCCAACTGATTTAGCAAGATTAGCAGCTTGTGATATTTTTTGATCGAATGCTTGACCCCACTCTTTTTTAAGTTCACTAGAGCTAGCTTCTCTTGCTGCAACTGCTGTAGTTTCACTTTCTTGTAAAGATGCGGCTGTCATTTCATTATAAAATTTTACCATACCATTTGCTTGACCAGGAAGTAATCCAAGTTTATGCGCTTGATCTGAAAAGTTTTTTAATGATGCTTCGTCTATTTTTTGATCTTCTGGTAAATCGTATTTATACCCAGCAGCATCCGCTGGTCTACCTAGTTTTTCATAAACTGCATCCCAATCTTTATCGGTAGCAAATTTATTTGGAACTGGTATTTTATCAGAGCCAACTAATTTTTGTGCATGAACATAAGATTTTGCTAAACCTTCTATATCTTTAATATTCTCTAAAGATTTATCAGCTCTTATTTCATCGGAAAGATTTGCTTTCCAATCTGTTATTACTGTCTCTGGTGTTAATGTTGTTGTTTGTGTTTCCGCAGACACTTGGCTTGTAGGCTCAACTGCTACCTGGTTTGTTTCGCTGCTCATTTATCCTCCATGGGTTTTTTTGTAAGCATATTATTAATAAACAAGATTGCTGATCTTGTGCCTTCTAAAAATGCGCTTTCGTGACTATCTCCTTTTGTATGAGTAGTGCTATAAAATCCGCATCTTTTTTTTAAATCTTCCAAAACACTTTTACCTTCGGGAGAATTAAAAACTTGTTTGTAATTAAGTTCTAGTTGTTTAAGTTCTTTACTGTCCACCTAAAACCTTTAAAGCTGGCGCAACTTTACCAGCACTTTCCGCTACTTGTTGTGCTTGTTGTAACTGCATCTGTTCCATTTCTTGTTGTTGTTTTTCTTGTTGTTTTTGTTGTACTTCAGCTTTTGATCTCATAATTTTTGCGGGTAAGCCTAACACTTCTTGAATGTGATCGACTAAACCATCTATATCTAAGTAATCAAAAACGGGTGCTATGTTTTGCAATGAACCAAATATTTCCATTCCACGCATTACAGATGAAAGCTCTTGAGTTTTTTGTGCTTTAGCTAATGGAGATACATATTCAATTTCTACATCTTGATCGCCAATTTCTTCTGGGATCGGAGGTAGCTTATTATTTTTTAATAATAAATTAAATGCTCTAGTGATTAGTGGCTGCAATAACTCAGATTGCAATCTACCTAACACGGGGCCAAGCAATCTCATTTTTTCTTCTGTTCTTTGCATAACTTCAGTAGCCGTCATGTTTGAACCTTGCGCTGTCATTAACTGATCGACAAAAAAGTTTTCTCTAATTGCTTTTCTTCTTTGTTCTTCCATTGCTAAACCAAGTGGATTGTTTGCACCAATATTTAAGGGTTCAATTCTTTCTCTAGTACCAGATCTATAAAAGTTTAATCCGCCAGGCACAGTTCTAATCGGTAAAATAAATCCATCATCGGGAACCATTAAAGGTGGATCAATTTGTTTTTGAGCTGCTTTGATAGTTGTCTTAGACATTGTGTTTAACATCTTCGTATCTGGTAAAGCATTCATAGCTGGAGATCTGCCGTAGATTTCGTTTGATGAAGATTTTAAATAACGAGGTACTACATAAGGAAATTCTTTAAAACCACTTTCTCTTAATAGTGTTCCCGTCTTTTCGTGAACATGACAAGATACCCAATCCATATTTTTATTATTATCAGAACCCATAGGTGTCTCATTGGGGTAAACTGAATGAATAATTACAGCATCATCATAAGGAGCTTTTGCAATATCCGTTAAAATAGCTTGAGGTAAATCTGCGTCTGCATACATTGAAGGTATGTTTTTATTTTTAAGATGAAATCTTCTAGTTAAACTATCAACCATACCTTTACTATCTTCAGTAATAAATATTTCTGATATGTGTAAAGTTTTAAATCTTAAATCATCTTTCATATCATCTGTTATAAACATAGCGGATGTACCAAAGCATAACATTTCGTGGTAAAGTTCAAACACTTCTTGTTGGAAATTAGATCTGGCAAATACTTGCTGCATAATTTTTGCGCAACTCTCAAGCCATTCGTTAGCAGCATCATCGTCAGCTGCCATTTGATTTCTAAATTTTAAAACAAACCATGGAGAAATTGTATTCGTCAACATCCCATTTAAAGATGAGGCTAATAATTCTAATGCGTGTGTTGCAGTACCATCAAAAATTTGCTGATGACGTTTATCGCCTGGTGTATGCTTTTCAGTTATGTTTGCTTTTCTTGGTAAAAAATAATCTGCAAGTTCTTGCCAATGATCTTCCCAGGTACTTCTTTTAGCTTTAAGAGAATTGTATCTCTCTATTACCATTTTTGCTTTTGGATCTTGTGCCATTTATGCTCCCACCTTTTTCATTGCAATTTTATGTGATTTTGTAAAACTTGTTCCTTTGTTCATGGCTGTTTTCATTTCCTTCATATGTTTTTTCGAATGATGTACGCTATGTTTTTTTAAAGTTGCTTGTTGTTTTGCGGTTATTGCCATCTATGCTCCCAATGTTCTTTTAGTTGTGTTTAAATTACTATCGCCTAAACCTTTGGCTTTAGCTAAAATTGTAGATCTTCTTCCTTTTTTATTATTAGCTAAAAGAGTTGCATCTGATGAATAACTTGATGATGGCTCTACAGCATTTGTAGCTGTTACTTGTGATACTTCCGCTGTAGTTGGTGCAACCATACCCGTTGAAGTAACTATTCCAGAAGATGCTACTTGTCTTGTAGCTTCTGTATTGGTTGAAAGAATAGGATTGTTATCGTCTCTGTCTCTATCATTGGTAGTCTTAACTTTAGAACTACT